CTAGAAGTTCCTCAAGCTACTCACTTCGTGAAATTCCTCGTAGGTGAGGAACGATTCGGGGTATAACGGCCATTCGATAACTGTCCTCTCAAGCGCTAGATGCCTCCTGTAAGGACCAACTCTTCCCAAACTAAGTTCAGTGGTCATGGCCCACAACGGTGACGCTACGACAAATATTGCTTGACCGATCCAAAGCCAACCTACCCATCCTTTGTTGCCTTCCAGATCTTCACCCCATTGAAACCTGGTTGGCCAGTCGGACCGGTTCTCACCTTGGATAATCCAGAAGCAATAACCCTCTGGAACCCCATCCCGTGCTCGGATTTGCAAACGATCTACTTTGCTGATGTGACCATGTTTAGCCATACTTCCACGTACCATGCACGCAATCGTGGCCCACAAAGCAAGATCTTTTTGAGCACTGTCGTCTAGCGAGATTCTATTACCCTTAGCCAAGTCAACTAAGGTCTCAGCAACAGTGTTCTCGTGCCCTTCCATCCAAATGTTATTGCACGTCGCACACAAAGAATTTGGCTTATACTCCCTCGGGTCAGAATCGTTCACGCGAGCAACAGGTTTGTGTTCCGGGTCGCTGGAAAACTCTGAGTACCCACTAGCATCATTTGTTCCGGGCAACGCCGTCAATAGCCTTTTTCCTATGACGTGTGAGCTCGTCAGTTTTTCGTCAGAACCGCAGAACAAGCACACGCGTTTCGCCATTAGAATCCTTTGCCGGGGTTTGAGATCGTTTCATCGCCTAGCTAGGTGTATAGCATTAATTCTTTGCGTGTATTAAACCTGTGACTTAAACACGAAATGCTCCCCACCTATAAAGGTGGGGAGCATTTTCTATTCTGCCAGGTGCTTCGCTGGCGAGTCCGCGGTGTAGCTATCCGGGGACTTCGCGTAACCGAGCAGCCAGCCGAGCTTCGGGCTGATGTAGGTTTCGAAGAGCCGCACGGCCACGTAATAGGCCGTGGTGAACAGGAGCGTGAGCAGCGCGGTGAGCGTGCCCTCGAACTCCGTATCCAGCGGGATATTCGCGCCGGCGAACCAGCCCAGTACGCAGCCGACGATGATCGGCACGATGGTTCGGACGGTGGATGCCCAGAGGGCCAAGAATGCTTCGGACATGGTGTCTCCTTAGTTGTTGTCGTTGAGCCATCGCTGGATGGCCTTGCAGGTTTCCTTCAACGGCTTGCCGTCGAGGCGCCACTTGCGGGTGTCGTAGTAGACCTTGCCGCGGTGTCCCAGGTCGTCGGCCAGCATGCGCTGGAACTCGACCCAGAACCAGTAACCGTCGTCGCCGTCCTTCTTGAGCGGGGTGCCCTTCTTGGCACCACGGGCGGCGAATGGGGTCTTGAGGTAGTAGCCGTTGCGCTGCATGAGCGTCATGGTGTCGGTGATGGTCAGCTTCTCGAACTTGCCATCCCACTGCTTGTTGAGACCGTTCACGACGTTCTCCAGCAGGATCTGCAGCGCACCGACCTCCCACGACTTGAAGTTGCCGTTGATCTTCAGATCGGCGTAGTTGTCCGGGAAGTTCGTGGAACCGTTCGGAACGTTGTCCGGCGACTGGTCCTTGACCTTCGGACGCGACATGACCGGGACAGGCTTACCGGTCAGCTTCCCGCCCAGCTCCCGCTCCCACAACTCGATGGTGTCGTCCTTGTCGCGGCGCGCAGCCGACCAAGAGAACTCCACGTGCAGGTGGTCGGTGTGCGGGTTCACGCCGGTGTAGTTATACCAGCCCTTGTTCTTGTACCCGCCGGAGAAGATCTTGCGGTTGAAGATGATGCACTGGATACCGAGCTCCTCGGAGTTCAAGCGCAGCTGCTCGGCGAACTCTTCGAAGATTTCGATCTTGTCGTACCAGCGCAGGCCGAAGTCCATTGCACGGCCTTCTCCATGCAACGAGGTGGTGCGAGTGGATCCGCGCACTGGCCGGCAGTTGTAGATGCCGGAGTTGCGGCCGCCGAATTCCTTGTACTTGGCGAGGAACCAGGCCATGGCACCGAGAGCGCCCTGGGCTGGCCCCTTGGTGCAGGACTTCGCGCCGGTGTATCCGTTGTAGATCGCCATGCTTACTTTCCTCCTAGCGGCTTGATGCCCTTGGCCGGCGCCACGTAGTCCGGATGGTTCGGGTCGGTGATCTCTTCGGGGTTCGGGTCCTGGTAGTTGTCCTGGTCGATGGCTTCCATCGGGTTACGGTCAGACATGATGTGTTCCTTTCGGGTTTCGGGCATAAGAAAAGCCCTGACCGGGCTGGTTCAGGGCTTGGGTTAGTTCGAATTATTCGGCAGGTGGCTTCTTTGAGTACAGCTCATGCAAGTCCGTCAGCATGGGAGTCCAGTTTTCTGTCTGCTTCGTGTGCTCAGAGAACTCTTGGCGTAGCTTTTGGGTCTCCCTACGACCTGCCCGATCCTCGGCATGGAGCATGCCAATGTCCTTGCGGGTCTCGTAGTTTTCCTCCCGCAGGCCTCGCACGTCACGGCCTAGCTCTTTGAGCAGATCCATTGTTGCTAGGTGCCGTTCGTCTTGCTCTTCACGCAGATTTGTTGAGTGCGAGTTCTTCACCTGCACCCGGGCTTCTTTCGCATCCTTGCCGATTTCAGCAAGCTTTGACTTGAATACGAAATAGGCAGGGATGCCCGCGCCGAGTATCACACCCACGGTAATCAACGCCTGGATAATAACGGCTTCTGTGAGCCATTCAGGCATGGCAGCTCCTCATGTGGTTTGAACGATGATTGTGAAAGGATTTTTTCGTCTTGCATAGCGAATGTGGGAGTATTGCTTCGATACGCGAACGCAGGGGGAACATTGAACGAGAACAGCACGTCGAGCCGTTATTTTGCTCCGGTTTTAGAACACGAAATTGAAGCGATCCCTCGTGATCTTCATCTTCTCTACGCTCGCGGATACGCACTCACAGTTGAAAGTACGGAACTTGAGCTCGGTTCACACTGGGCAGAAGAGCAGATATTTGGTGGTTACCTCCACTGGGACCGGCGACAGCCAGTCGCAATAGCTTCTTCTCTATCCTGTGAGGTCATCATCATCGGACGCGCCCTAAGCGTCCATGAAGACACTCCAGATTTGGCGGGATTAACTGCACGCCTATTAGCTGCCAGAGAGAATTCTCGTACCGAGTACCTACGCGAACTTGATGACGTAGCCGGAAGATATGTTGTTATTGATTCCGGTGCCGAAGGTTTGTTTATCCAAACGGACGCAACGGCTATGCGCTCAGCTTTCTACGCACTGCCCGGTATCGTTGCTTCCCATGCTCGTCTCGCTGCTGACATTCGTGGCGACCGGCAGTCGTCTAAATTCCGACTCAATAAGTGGATGGGAACTTCGGGGGCTTTCACGTTCCCCGGCCATTACACGGAGTGGGAAGACGTATACCTCCTTACTCCCAACACCGAGTTGAATATTCAGTCGGGCAAGGTCCGCCGTATCGGCCCGGCTCCGATAACTGAACAACTTAGCCCGGCCCAAGCTGCTGAAAAGCTGTTGCCCCTGTTGCAGAACCAGCTTCGTGCCTTAGCCAAAAAGTCGCCGTTGCTCGTGTCGCTCACGGCCGGGCTCGACAGTCGAGTCACGATGGCGTTGTGTAAGCCCCTGATCGACCGGGTTGAGTTCTTCACTTATGCCCGCCCTTATCTTGCTACGGCCCAGTCATCGCAAGCTGACATGGACGTGGCTAAAGATTTGGTTCATGGTTTTGGTTTAAGCCATACGGAGCTCACCATTGAGAGCGCCGATGTTGATAGCGATCTGGCTAATGTTTTTGTCCAGAATTGCGATCGTGCTCATGGGCGTGTTTTGTCGGCCACTTACCGCAAGGAGCTTCCTGCCGACCGCGTGCATGTCCGCTCTAACCTCTACGAAATTGGTCGTTCTTTCTACCGTGGTACCGGCAATAAAGATCTACCTGAACTTGATGCGCAGCGCATGGCGAACATCCTAGTTCGAAGGAGCAAAGCCGATGCTCAGCCGGAAGTTGTGGAAGCATTCCAGGAATGGATGGATACCAGCGCATGGGTTGAAATCGAGGGTTACGACTCCTATGACCTCTACTATTGGGAACATCGCATGGCAGCATGGCTGAATTCCGTCATGATCGAGAGTGACGTAGCTCACGACACCTACACTGTGATTAATTCCCGTTCGATATTGCGGCTATTCCTGAGTGTATCTCGTGAAAACCGCGCTAATGCGAGCGTTTTTGATCACCTCGTTAAGCTTGCATGGCCAGAAGTTTTCGATCTCCCTGTCAACGGAAAGATTAGGACGGTTCCTGAGATCTAAACTGTGAACTCAACGGAGTCCCATTCTGCGTCGGACCCGGCGAACGCGAACATGCCGTGTCGGGTCTGGGTGGTCAGTTCCGGAACGGTCGCAGTGAGCGCTAGAGCACCATTGAGCAGTACCTTTATGGCGGTGCCCGATAGGTCGATGGTGATGGTGTCACCGGGCGCTGGGTAGAGGGTTGATGCTTGCACGGTACTGGACGCGCCACCAACATACTTGCGCAAGGTTAACTGCGGGACGCTTTTGGTCGTTTCCAGAACGATGTAGTTCTGCATGTCTTGGAACCGGACAGCCAGCCCATAACGGTTTCCGGTTAGGTTCGCATCAAAGCGAGCCAGCTTAGCTACCAGCTGTCCGTCGGATGCGAGAGCATCCACGACTGCGGTGTGGGTCTGAGTTGCTGCGGATTTCATTTTGGCTGTGCCATTGCCCGTGGTGCCCCACGTGCCGACCTCTGAGCCAGCATCGAGTGTTACCCATGGCTTGCCCTCAGCTGTCACACCGAGGGTGTCGGCTGCAGATCGGTTGAAGTCATCAGTGAAACCATAGATGGGGATCTTGGGCAGGTTCGGATTATTGAATACGGTGTTCAGGACAATGTCCATGGTTAGGCTCCAATCGAGTAAACAGGGGTGGAAGGTGCCGACTCCAACGAGTCGTGCAATGCGATAACACGCACTTGGGCAGGGCCAGTGACACCAGCAATGATTTCTTGCAGGTCCATCGGGTAGGCACGCGTCGCAGGGACCCATGCGGTGCCGTTGTAGTGCTCCACGCGGTAGCCGGTGACTCGTGAGAATGGGGCATCCCATTGCACGGTGAGTAAAGTGCCGACCAGCTGGGCGGTGACGTTCTGCGGACGCAACGGCTGAGACGTTGCCGTGTTCACAAGGGCACGCCAGTAGGCATCTACATAGTTCTTTCCGAGGGCTTGGACTGCCATGCGGGAGAAGTGCGTGGTGTCGCCGTAGCGTCCTCCGTCTGGGATGACGGGCGCGAACGCGGAACGCATGATCCGGCCCGGCACCGCCTTATGCGCTTGGTCAATCTCTGCGCGGGAGGCATTGAAGCCTTCCGGGTTCATCTGCCCCACAAGGAACGGCAGGTCAGCGTTTCCAAGATCTGCACGGTAGTCAGCAACCAGCGTGTCCATGCGCGCCCCATAGCCTGCGAAACCATCTGCGGATGATCCCTCACCCTGATGCCATAGGATGCCCTTTAGCGGAGTGCAACGTGGATCTGCTGCCATGGCCTCTAACGCCTGGTCCACCGACTTCTGGTAAAGATCATTCGCCGGTTCACCGTTGACTACCGCTGCCGCATGGTTCCAAGTAAGCGTTCCTGGCACGTCGGTGAAGTTCGTTCCGCCGTGCGCGGCAGGGATCAGCAACACACCAACATGCGCGGGCTGAGTCTTCAAGTACTCGCGTGCGAACACCGTTGCTGGTGAAAGCCCGGTAGACGTGTCGTGCATGTCTAGAGGAACAGGCGCTACTTCGACAACGAGGTTATGCGAACCGAATTGGAAGATCCGAGGATCTGTCGGATCCAGTTCTGCACGATTGCCTTCATCGGCTCGGCCGGACATATTCGATTGGCCTACGGCGAGGAACGGATGCAGCTCCGTAACACCAGCGGCCCCGCCACCGCCTCCCGCCAGATCGTAGATATGGGTTTTCCCGTCCGGTGTCACCTCGAAAGCGATAGCCCCATGGGCATCCGCAACACGGTACGGTGCAGTAGTCGCCTTGTGTGTTGCTCCAGCCAGTTTCGTCTCACCATCACCCGTGACTTCCAGCGCGACGTTTCCAGCCTTGTCCCGCACACGGTACGAGCCATCATCAGCGGGCTCGATCGGTCCGGTCTTTTCATCCAGGGAGGCGATCTTCGGGTTCGCGTCCACTGCGGCCGCAGCCGCGTTGGCCACAGTCGGATCGGAAGCAATCGACTGGGCTACCATCCCGTCAACCACTGGCCCCATGACTTGCTGGATCGCGTCTGGGGTCTTCGACTCGATCACTCCATCGAGCACGCCGGAGAACTGCGAGGAAGGATTGCTGGCCGTGCTGGCCATCATCTGATCCGTCGGTGCTTCGGCCCGGTCGGCAGCATCCTCAGCCCGCTGCATGAGCAGCTGGGCATCGGCAACTGTACCTGCCGCCTCAACTGCCTGCTGGAGCAGAGCCAGCGCCTGCGGTGTGCCAATACCGGGCGATGCGGGGACCGGCACGACCGTGGCCAGGTCCACGGTCTCACCTTCCAGCAACGCCATCGAGTGCGCGGGCATCTTCGGAATGATGCCCTTCACCGGCTGGAACGTGTACACCACAGACCAAGTCCAGTTCTCCACCGACAAGTCCGGATCATCCGTTGCGAAGAGCCTGATGCCCCGGTAGAACGGGGTAACCCCGTCCGGACCCGGGGTGCATAGATACCCTTCGCTATCCAGGACAGCTACGATTGCGCCGGTCACGATCGTGATTGCGTTCGGCTCCGAGGTTGGATTCGGCAGGTACGGCACGTTCGGGGTGAACGCCACTGTTCCGGCCAGTGGAATGACTTCGGGTTCCTTATCGGCATCCAGCCCATCGGCCACGCCCAACCCGAACTGGCCTACAACCATTCCGGTGCCAACATTCGTTGGTTTCATCTTGCCTCCTCAGGCACAAGCGATACGTCAAAGCGCTCACAGAGGGCATAAAAAAATGCGCCCCTGTGAGCGCTTGGTGAACGGAATTATTAGGCTGCGACAGCTGACAGCGCGCCAGCATTATCCACGGCCAGCCGGAACATCGTTCCGTTCGGGCTGGCGATAGTGTGACCATTGATGCTGATGACTTTCACAATCGCATCGGACAGTCGTTGATGGCCGGCGGTGTTCATGTGCGTTCCGTCCGCGTTGTACTGCGGCAGGATATTGTCATCATCCGCACTGACCGGACTATTCAGGTCATGCCAGTCACGAACGTTGCCAGGCTTGGTTTTCAGCCACGTGTTATGCAGCCGCCGAACCACTTCGTAGTTGCCCACGTTTGTGTTTCTCGGCTTCAACAGACCCACGTGCATGATTGGAGAAATCAGGTCCTCGGCTATTGCCGCAACAGCCAAGAATCGGCGCTGAGCTTCAGCCGCCTCCAACGTTCCAGATCCCATGTCATTGGACCCCAGCATCAGCAGTACTGCATCTACTGCGTCCAAGTGGCTCCACCGCGTCCACTTGTGCTGGTTGGGGTTCTCCCACCCAGCCCATGAATCACCGGATGCCGAGTAGTGGACCGGCAGAGCGCCGATACGCCGGCAGTACACCGACAGATACGAATCATGCACCGGCACGGACGTACCCACACCACAGGAGTTTGAATCGCCCAGGACTGCGATGACCGGCACGTAGGCCGGCACTTCAGCTTCGACCCACATCTCGAACGGCATCGAAGTCGCAGCAGACCCGTTGATCGTTCCGCCACCGACCTGCGCGATCGGCTCAAGCTGCGCGGAGTAGCTAAACGACAGGGACCCCTGCGGTTTGCCGGTGAACCAGGGCGACATCCAAAACGAACCATCACCAGGTGTGGTTGCCGAGGACAGCAGCGATACACCATTAGCCCGCAGGTCCGTGATGGTGATCCGGTTGGATTTGCCGATACCGAAGCGCGGGTTCCCATCACGCATAACCATCCGCCAGCGGGTGATCGGTGCATTCCAATTCATCGGATACGCGACCGATGCGCTGATCGGACTATTACCAGACCCACCATTGCCTGAAGTGAGCGAGAGCGGAACAGTCTTGAAGCCGGAACTCTTGGAAACCGGCACGCTCGTCCCGCCGCCGCCAGCGTTCCCGCCTTGCTTCTGCCAAGAGGTCCACCCGCCAGAGAGCAGTGCACGCTTATACGTGGCGACTTCCAAGGCGCGAGTTTCGTACGTCTGCACTGCTGCGGAAGCACCCCAGCGAACCGTGGTCACCACACCCAAAGCAACAGCTGGCAGGCCAAGCGCTTCGGCAACAGTTCCGGACCACACGGTCCGCACACCACTGGTCAGATCATCGAGATTATCCGACGAGGAAAGGGCCGTGGTGTCGTACCACGGGCTAACGTCCTTCCAAGCACTCCACCCACCGGAAAGCAGCTGACGGCGCAACACCTTCACGGTAGTTACGCCGCGAGCCTTCGCCGTTTGGATTCCAGCCGAGAGGCCCCAGCGTTCCGTGGTGATCGTGTGCATCAAGTTATCCGGCAAACCCAATGCTTGCGCGGTTTCACCGGACCAGATTGTCCTAACACCCGACGGAAGCAGATCAAGGTTGTCTGAGACGGTGAGCGTGTTCTCTACGAACCAGAGGTCCGCGAGCTTCTTCCAGCCGCTCCACTCGCTGTTGATCTTCGTGTTGATGAGAAGCTCGGGTGTGGTGGACCGGGTCAGATATGTTGCCGTACCCGAATTGCCTCCCGTACCCCAGGTGAGGATCTCCAATGATCCAAGCACGTTTGGCAGGCCAAGATTCATTGCCACCGCGCCACTGCTGGTCGCGTACGAACCATTAGTGAGCGTGTCCATTGTGTCTGAGGCTCCTACGGCACGCTGGTACCAGGTACCGACGTCGCCCTTCGGGCCTTTGAGTGCTGCGAGTGCTACCCATTTCAATGGCATTGCTCAGTCCTCCCATCGGAGCTGGTGGTAGATCCCGGTGTTGGCTGGGTTCAAAGGATTATTCATGTCGTTGGGATCGGCTTGCAGCCATTGGGCTCCAGGACCGAAGATGATCGACGGTTGAGTCGGTGACACGATGACCATCTGGAAGTTCGGGCGCGGAGGGCGGGCGTTGTCACCGATAGGACCACCACCGGAGAGTACTTCGATTTCCCAGCCGGTATCGTGCTGCGCGACGCCCGGTCCGCTATCCCCGGTGATGCCGGGGTTCCGCCACTCGATAATCACCTTGTAGTGAGCGCCTGCTGTCAGCATCGTGTCTGTGCGCTCAAGCGTGGCCGAGAACGACGAGTCAGCCTGCGGAGTGACCCTCACATCGGGACCGGAGAAGATGTTGTCGGCGCCGAGATGCGCCGAAGAGGCCCGGAAGATGATCACCGGGTCCAGATAATTGAAGTTCGCCCCGCCAAACGTGCGCAAGCTACCCGTGATGATCTCTGTCGCCATGCGTTCCCCCTCTAATAGTTGAGGACCCCACCTATTCGGTGGAGTCCTCAGAGTCTTGTAGTTCGTTGAGTTTCTTTCTCAGGTTGTCGTTCTCATCTTGCAGTTCGCGGATCAGCTGATCTTTCGCGTGACAATTCGCGAGAGCCTCGGCATGCTTGAACTGTTCGTTCGCCAACCAGCTCCGGTACTGACTGATCATCACCTGCTGAGCGGCGATCCTTGTCCGGTCATCTACTGCCATTTACTGTGCCTTTCGAATAATCTGTGAAGTATGCGCATCAAGCACCTCGCCCTCCTGGCCCTGTCAGCACTAGCACTCGTCAGTTGCGGTACTGCGGAACAGTCCCAAAACGTGGCAGCTACTCCGAGTGAGACAGCGGCCACGGCGAGCGCTGAGAGTGTGAGCGGTGCTTCTGATGGTGATCCGGAGTTGTTTGTGAAGAGCATCAATTTCCGGTGGATTGGTGAGCAGCAGTTCTCCGAGACGGAACTCATCGATGCTGGGCGTGACGCGTGCGAACAGATGCGCGACGGAGTTGATTCTCTCGAAACCAAGTCGGGGCTTGAAGGTGTCAGCGATGAGAATGAACATGCGATTGCCGTCGCTGCGAAGGACGGATTCTGTGCCGAGCTTCAGCATGAGGCGCTAGCTCCTTCTGAATTGCCAGAGCGTATTAAGCCCAATACTGATTAGAGGGCGACCATTAGCTGTTTGGTCGTGCTATTCCAGTAAACATTCGCGACCGCGCCACTTGGAGCGCTAGCCATTTCGCCCACAGATAGCTCTTTTGAGATGTCCAGGTTTCCGATTGCTGCAATGGTGTCACCGCTTGACTGCACGGACACTTTGGATCCTTGCATCACCCAGTCACCTGCATCGTCTACGGCCATGATTGCCCCGGTAGGTCCGGCCCCGATCGACGCTGTATTCAAGCCCGCGGTGAAACCTATACCTGATGCTGAGGACTTCACCTGCACCGTGCCGGCCACCGAAGTAACCCTCGAACCGTCCTGGAACGAGATCGACCCGCCGTCGGCAGAGGGGGTCAAGGTCATGTTCGTGCCGACGTTGATCTCACCGCCCTCTTCGACGTTCACATCGTTACGCACAGTCAGCACACCATCGGCGTCGATGCCGAGCGTTCCGAAATCCGCTGACCCATCAGGGTTGAGTTTGAACTGGCCAGCTTCCAACGTGCCATCCGGCGAGATGTCCAAACCTCCGAATTGAGCCGATCCGTCAGGATTGATGATCGAATCGCCCGCCTTGAACTGGCCACCGGCGACGATCTCAAAATCACCGGCTACTGTCGTCGGGCCGTTCATCTCCGTCGTGCCGTTGAAAATATTCTCACCGTTGGAGATCAGCCGACCAGTGATGAATGCGGTACCAGTGACTTCAAGGCCACCATTCTCGATCCGGATCCAACCGCCGTCATAGACACGCAGGCCCTTGCGGCCAATCGCAGAACCGTTCTGCGGGGTAGCGTAGCGCTGTGCCCGGATCTGCTTCGGGATTGATTTCAGATTGCTCTTGGCAAGATTGCGTTTCTTCGTCACACCAACCCCCGTCTAGAAGTCCTGGAACTCAAGCTTCACCGTGTCCGACAAATCTCCCGAATACTGGATCACCCGCATCACGTGATGGCCATCCACAATCATCGGGTCACCATGCGAGTACAAATCGAACTGGCGTCCAAGCTTCACCATCGTCACCCGGAAAGCATCCGACGCGTTCATGCTCGCCGACCACTGCTCTACTGGGCCTGAAGCAACATCAGCTTCAGCCCATGTCCGGTCATACAGCATGTTCCCGTCCTTCTCCTTCGGGAACGACGCATCCTTCACCAAATGCGGGTACGGCGAACCACCGATTGATGCGACCTGGTACTCAAGATCCTGCTCCGAACCTTCACCCGTTCCGATCACCACCGTGGCGACTTCAGTCGCGTCCCTCTTGATTTTCAGGCCGTGGATCATCTTGTGATTCGCAGACAAGTTCACTGGGATCAGGCCACTCACTTCGACACCGTTGTAGATGAGCCACTCCAGCTTCGTTCCGTCAGTGGACCAGCGGGGCACCATCGCGATATCCGGTCCGCCATCTGCGTCCATGAGCGTTTCCAGCTCGTCGGCGACCATCGGCAGCTCGTACCCATACCAGGTACGCGAGCGAGTGCCACCAGTAGTTCCCTGCATGAAGATCGGCAATGAGTAAGCGCCGGCAGTGCCAGCCTCGATGACGCCACGGACCATGTCCCACAACGATGCTGACGCGATCGTGAATTTCTTCTTCATCAGATCCGTATACGTGGTGAACAGCATCCGTTTAGCGAGCAACGACCACAGATCAGAATGATTCACTGTGAGCCGCTTCGTGTCGTAGTCGTAATCCCAGGACCAGATCACGCCCGCATATACCGCTGATCCCTCCCATTCAATAACCAGTGTCCTGCGCACTACGTCTAGCAGGCCCCACCAGTCCAGCCCTTTCGACGTTGCTGCATTGAGCACCGCCGAAGCGGTACCGCCGGAGCCGCCGTTGAGTGCACAGGTCCAGGTGAATCCAGTAACCGGGATGACCGACTGTTTCTGCCCTGTGCGGGTGTCTACGCTCCAAACGCGCCAAGCCATGAGACCGCCTTAGAAATAGGTGTCGTACAGTTCGATCCGGCCACCCTTGGACAAGGTCACCGGAACCTTTCCGCCCGGAGGGATCGTAAAGGTTTGCGCGTCGCCGACCAATCCGCCCCCGGCCGCCATGGACAGATTGACGCGGAGCATCCCATCCCACATATCCACATGGTGTGTGGATGAAGATCCGGGAGAAGCAGTCACCGTGTATTTTTCACCGTTCGGACCAGTGATGGTGTATCCGCCCACTGTGACTGGGCCAGGCACCACGACGACAGGCCAGGCCGGAGCCGACCCGCGGTTCTCCACCATGGCCGCCACACCAGCACCAGCCGTGACAATCCGTCGCTCGCCAAAGATCCTGGGATCAGTGGAACGCAAACTAATCTGGAATGAGGTGTGCACATCCGTTACTGGGACAGCTTTGGTCTGCCGGGCCAGCATGACGTTCGCCCACTGATCAGGTCCATGACCAAAAACTTGGAGGGTTTTGATTTCCCCAGGCATGATGCAACCTTTCAGCGCGTTGATCGCCTCATGCTGGTGTGAATGAGTTTTCGAGCGTACACGTCCCGTGATGGTGATCAGGCGCTCCCGGTAGAACTCAGGGAGGACATACCCGCCGTGTCCGTATGGCACGTCCTCCCTGTTTTCCTTGACGTCAGGGGTATCCCACCAGCCGTCGACCGAGTTGACTTTCCATTCATGGGCGTGGGTATCGCCGGTGAGCGTTTGCACGCCAAGCTTTACGAGGTTCATACTCACCGCCTAACTGCGAAATTGGTTCTCAAAGAAGAACTTCAACTCGTCGGACAATTCACGGCGGACAGCATTAGCGTCCGTCGCACCATATATCGGGATGTTCAGGGTTACTGTTGTCCCCCCACTGCCCACCGATGATGGGTTGCCACTCGCCCGTCCCCCGCTGGCGAAGCTGGCGAGGTGCTGTACGGATGGGTCGTCGGCGTTAATTGCTCCAAGTACTCGGTTGTACTTGTTGGCTGACGATTTGCGGATGATCCACTCTTCGTCGTCCACGTTCGCAATCGGGCGGCCCTCGGACGTTACTCCGAGGATCATGTCCCGTCCAAGACCGGTACGTGGGAGCTTCCCGCCGTCCTCGTAGCCAGGCAAACTGATTTGCCCGCCGCGATAGTTGCCGGTCAGCCCGCCTGTACCGCCACGATGCACCGCTGATGCGCCCGAGTCAGTGAATCGGGTGCTTACTGCGATGGTGGCGAAGCGTGTGCGTGCCGCGTTCTTCAGTGCTTCTTCTGCGGCGCCGGTGATCGCTTGCGCGTTGATCTTCGCGACCCGCTTCTTAGCCGCGGTCTCGTCGATCTTCTTACCGGTTTCGTCGGTGCCGGTTTCCGACACTTCGATACGACCATCAGGCAGTTCGGTAACGATGTACCCGAGGGTTTCCAACGCCGAACGCACTTCAGGCGAGTTCTCCGTGATGGTTACGTTGCCCTCCGGAGTGGACTGCACCAACTCGTGAATCTCAGTGATCTTCCCCGCCAACGAATCAGTGTTGGAGTTGAACTGCACGTACACGCTGCCAGGTATCAGGCCCAGCTGGTCTGCGTAGGCTGCAGCTGCTTCCTTGCTGTAGCCCATCGCAGTCGCCTGCTTGATGAAGTTCTCCCGGCCGTGCGCGAGCTCTTCGGACATCTCAGCGGTGGTCGCACCGGCTTCACGCATCGGGTCAATGACCGCCAGCGTACTGGATGCGATACCGTCGAGCGCCGACGAACTCGCAAGGTACTTCTCTGAGGTCCGGTCGAACGCTTCACCGTTCTTGTCGACGACCTCACCGTTTTCCTTAATGGTCTTCGTTGCCGAGTTGATCGATTCCTGCAGTCGCCGGATCGCTTCGTTCTCACCAATGATGACCATGCCAGAATTGACCAGCGAGTCGTACCATTCGTCGACAGCATCGGCCGCTTCTTCCGCCGCCTTAGCCGCGTTCTCATAAGCGGTGGCCATGCCATCGATACTGTCTTTCGCACCCGGTGCTTCAGCCTTTACGCGCCCAAGGGCGATACCAACTAACCCAAGCTCATCGTTCGGATCGAGCTGTATGCCGTTCTCGGTCGCAAGGTTAGTGAGCGCCGACTTGAGCTCGGGGGTGCTGTTGATCAGGGTTGCCATTTCCTGATCGGTAAATTCGAGCTGTTCAGCAAGACCCTTGAGCGAATCAATACCCAAGTCCGACTCGCCCATGTCGAAAGCACGCGCAATACCACGAGCCGCTTCCTGCAATTGCAGAGCGTCCTCGGTAGCGCCACGCACGTCTCCCACAGACAGGTTCTTAGAAAACCATCCGGTTAGTCCGGTCAGTCCGCTAGTGTTATCAAGTTGCTCGATAGCGCGCTTCGCGTTACCAGCCTCTACGGAGACAGTACCGAAGTGTTCCTTAGCTAGATCGCCGGAGTTCTTGAAAACTGATCCGGACCAGCCATCGTCCTCGCCGAGGTTCAGGGCTCCACGGAGGTCTCCGCCTGTGGCGAGAATGTTGAAGTACTCTTCAAGATCGGGGCGGCCAGAGCGAGCCTCGGTGTTGATCGCCTCAATAAGCTCTTTGCCTATGAGCAGTCCGGCGCCAACGGTGGTAATTCCGCCGATAGCTTTTCCTACGCCACGAGCACGGGTTTCAAGCTGAGTCATCGGGCCTTCTGCGCGCTGTGTGGCAGCACGAAGGTCCCTAAGTCCAGTGACAGTGGAGACGATGTTTGGTGCGATCTTCATGAAGGCGCCCGCAACCAGCGCGCCAACACCGATGAATCCAGTGAGTATGGTTAGCGCAGTCTGTGCTGGTTCCGGCAGGTCCGTGTACCAGCCAACGAGATCGGCGATGCCTTCTGCCAGTCCGGCAATGACAGGTAGCAGGGCGGCTCCCGCGTCGATTCCTGCGTCCTTGATGTTGTTCCAAGCGACTTTGACCTTGGATTCAGCGGTGGCGTAGCGTTGAGCGGCTTCGTCGGCCAACGCCGAGTTTTCCTCCCACGCCTTGGACCCGAGCTCCAAGGACTCGGTAAGCAGGTCGCCGGAGTTCGCCAAGGCGAGCATGACCTGCATTTCCTCGGTGCCCTTGATGCCCATGTCCTTCAATGTGGCTGTCAGGTTTCCGCCAGCGTCGTTGGTGCGGGCGATGCCTTCGGCAACGTCCTGCAGGGCTTCCATTGGGGAGCTGCTGAACTTGGAAGCGAATTCCTCGGCTGAGGTGCCTGCTACGCCTGCGAATGCTTCGAGGGATTCTCCGCTTTCGTCGACTGCGGTGCGCATTTTCAGCAGGACACGGGTGGCGACACCGCCACCGAGCTCTGAACGCACGCCCATGGATGCCAGGGTGTTAGACAGCGCCAGCACGTCAGCTTCGGAAGCGCCCAATGATGCGGCGGCGCCAGCGATGCGTTGGGCCATGGACAGGATTTCTGCTTCAGTGGATGCACCATCGTTACCCAGTGCTACCAGTGCGGAGCCGAAGCGTTCCACGCCTTGCGCGCCTTCGCGTTCCATGGTGCCCATGACGTTGGAGATCTGCGCAATGTTCGTGGCAGCGTCTTCCGCGGTCAGGTTGGTGGTTTCGCCGAGGTCGATCATGGTGGCGGTGAAGCCTAGAACGTCGTCGCGGGCTACGCCCAGCTGGCCGGCGGCCTCGGCCACGCCTGCGATCTCAGCGTGCGTTGACGGTAGTTCCTTGGCTAGGTCGCGTAGACCGTCGGAGAGCTCTGCGTAGCCTTCTTCGGTGTCGTCGATGGTCTTGCGGACACCAGCGAATTGGGACTGCCAGTCCATGGCTGCTTTGGCTGACAGGACAAGCCCGCCGGTGATGGCGGTACCGGCGCCGACCATGGTGTTGGCGACTTGGCCCCACGCTTTTTCGTGCTGGTTCGCTACGTCTGTCAGGCGGCCTATGCCGGACTGGGATTGTGTGCCCGCGTCTTCGGTCTTTTTGGCGGTTTCCTTGGCTTTTGCGGAAACCCGGTCCATGTCCTTGATGAACGCACCGATTTCGGCGCTAACAAGAACTCTCAGCTTTTTGTCCACCGCTGGGCACCGCCTTTATTTAGTTATCCGTCAAGATGGGTGTCTTTCAGGTGGAGTTTCTGGCCCGGCCATGTGGTGCGGTTCTTGTTGGACGTGAATGTTTCCAACGCTTCGCAGCCGTGGCACATGGTGTCGTCGTGCACTTCGAACCGTCCGACGTTGTCGTCCCCGCGGGTGATGTGCGCGGGTAGGCCGCAGCCGGAGCAGATCGTTTTCAGGTATTTCGTGTATGCGATCTGCATGATTTTGTCTTGGTCGCAGTACGTCCCGTCGTCTTCCCGTACGCCCAGGAGCACGGTGACGGGGATGCGGCAGTCCCGCGCTGTTTCCACCAGGTCGAGCAGGTGGGCCCAGCGCGGGGTTCCGAGGGCTTCTACGATTTTGGGACGGTCACCTCGGGGATGTCCTGGGTGGCGCGTGCGTTCGCGTCGGCAAGCAACCGCATTTGTGCTTCGCCGAGCTTTTCGTAGAGGGTGCGGGCCTGCTCTAGGTCTAGGCTGACCAGTTGCCCCTTGTTCATGAGTGTGGTGGATGCTGCGATGATGCGGAGCCGAGACTCACGCTCAATGAATTTCCGAGTGAACTCGTTGACGTTCAATCGAACTAGGGCGTTTACGTCGGCCGGGGTCTTCACTTCCATGCGCGCTGCGGTCTTGCGGGCTTCGTTTTTGCCCAGCTCTGCTTGCTTGTCGATTTCCTCGGAGCACTCGGTGAGGACGGTTTCGCGGATGCCGGCAATTTCAGCGTCGGTGAGTGAGGTGACTCGGAAGATCCTCTTCGACGCATGGATGCGCATTTTCAGTTCATCAATCTCAGCGTCGATTGCGGCGTTCGGGTCACTGTTCCCGCCGAGGGCTTCGTCGCCCTCGGGGACTTCTTCCACGGGCTGTTTCTGTGCTTCGAGTGCGTCGATTTCGGCGATCAGGTCGAAGCGTGCGTACAGGTTGACGTTATGGACGGTGCGTTCGCCCATGGCCAGCCACTCGTCGAGGTCTAGCTCGCTGTTTGGTGCAATGTTTTCGGACATGATGATTGACTCCTAAAGGATGGGTGTTACTTGACTTGCAGGGTGTAGCATCGGCGGTCGAAGCCTTCGAACGCTTCGTTGAGGATCCGGGCACCGTTCTCGTCGCGCACGTATTCAATGACACGGACACGATCTGCTGTCATGTTGATTGACACCGTGTTTTCGGGCTTCAGCCCCAACGCTTCAACAGTTGCTTTCAGCTGGTCGCGGGACACCGTGCCCTCATAGTGGCGTTTCTCGGCCATGGTTGACTCCTAATGTTTGTGGTGACCCCAGAAAGGTTTAGAGTCCGGGCAGGAGCGGGAGTCAAGCACCCCTACCCGGACTGGTCTTTGGTTACGCTGCAGCGACCACGGCGCGAGGCGCGAAGGACTGCGGAGCGAACGACTGGTTGAACTTCTCGTAACCCGCAGTCGCCGGCGACAGAGTGCGTGGCGACAAGGTCAGGACCTCCATCACGGCTACTTCATCACCAGTGGCCAGTGGCACCTCTGATGGGTCTTCACCGTCAGCGACCTGGCCGATACGCTCCACGAGGTACCCGCCGATGCCCTTGTCGGTGAACGTAGTCCACGCGATGTCTTCGACAGCGTCCTTGAAGCGGAACATGTCGAAGCCAGCTTCGACGGTGTCCATGCCTGGGGCGCCGGCTTCGATGGAGTCGCACGGCGAAGGGTCGGTAATCACGGCGGTGCCGGTGATACCGAACTGGTAGTTCGCTACGGTCACGAGGCACGTCAGCTGGATGCCAGCTGCGACCTCGGCGACCGTTGGTGCGTTCTTGTTAGCGATGGTTGGTACCCACCACAGGGCGCGGTTTTTCATGTTGAGCATCTTTGGACCCTTGGCGGCCATAGCTACTTACCTTCTTTCGAGGATGGTACTGGTGCGAGGTTTGGGAAGCGTCCGTCCAGCCAGGTTTCTGGTACTGGGCGGCGCACTACCTGCTTGGTGTTGGTGTCGTATACCTTGACCTTCTTGCGCGGGTCGTAGACGCGGTCTGGTTGTGATGGTTCGGTGATCCGGGCTACCACCGCGGGGGTGGCTGGCTCGGTGACCTGTTTAGGGGTTGCCACGGTGGGCCTCCTTTAGGTGGTGGTGAGCCGCCACGAGAGCGGCAGGAAAAACCGGGCTGGTGTTGCCTGGTCGTCTTTGATGGGCACGGCGACCCGGAACGCGTCGGTGTCGACGTGCAGCCGGTGGTTCCCGATTCGTGTGTTGGTCAGCGCGGCGGCGACTATTTCTGCGCATTTGCGTGCGTGGCCCGGCGTGGGTCCGACGCAGTTCGTCTGCGGTGCCCAGTCATGCACGAGGGTGTCCGTCATGCCAGTCAGATCTGGGTCGCCGATGTCTGCCGGGATTCCAGCGAAGAACAAAACGTATGGCAGGACGTATCCTGCGCCGTCGGTGGGGATCTTGCCCGGGATGTACCCGTCGTAGGCTCGCCCGACAAGGGCTGGGATAGCTTTCAGCTTGGCTTCGAGCTCAGCACTGAATTGTGTTGCGTCCATCAGCTGTTCACTGCTTTCTCGATGATTTGCGCCATCGCCTGTTCGAACGCGTCAGCATGCTTGTCTGCGGCTGGTCGCATGAACGGTTGAGGGGCCATGCGGCTGGTACCGAATTCGAGGTACGGGCTGTAGCTGGCGGATGCCGCGACTTCAGCGGACGGTGATTCCTGGCTGACATTGCGCAGGTCGGAGGTTTTGATTCCAGAGCGGAGGAAACCGGTGTCCACCGGGGCCAAGGTTTTGGCTGTGCCCTCGATGTCCTTCGCGGTTTTCTTGACCACGGTCTTCGCCAGTTGACCAACCACCTTGGGAACAGTTCCGAATTCCACGCTTAGGTTGCGTAACTCTGAAGCATCAAAGCTCATGACGCCTCCCCTCGCTGGGTAAGGTGGATGGATGACTGAGAAACCAATCAAGCCTGTGAAGTTGAACCGGGCAGCGCTGTTCTTCCTCGTGGTCGCCGTACTCGGGTTCCTTGCCGGTACCGCAGCCCCGTTCTTCACCGTGATTGGTGTAATTGGTGCCGTGATGTGCTTGATCACCGGCGCCTTATGGTGGATCAACTGGGCCAACGGCCGGAAGGGACTCTAGGCCGGGTTTTGCTGGGTTTGGTTTTCCCATGCGATGAAGTCGTGTGCCCAGAGTTCAGAGCCGGTCATGCGCTGTTTGAGGATGTACTCAGTGGCGTTGCTGGTGATGATGTCGCCGCGCTCCCCCACATGAAGTTCAGGCAGCGTGCGGTCGTATGGGAGTTGGATCAGGTATTGGCGTGACTCGGTGGGCTGGCCTGCAAGGTCTGCGGCTTGTTCTCGCTTCAGCTCTTGGATGCGGGCCTTGCCAGACCAGAGTTGAGTGCGCCCTGTCCAGCCTTCAGGCAACGGGAATGGTGCAGGGCCGTCGGTGACACGGTCGATGACACAATCAGCGGTCATGCCGCCCGCGGCGACTGGCCGGTGATGCTCAGACCAGCCGTCTGGAATGATTTTGGTTCCGGGGAATGGCATCAGAAGACCCGCCATTCCTCAGCTTCGAGACGGCTACGGCCGGCGTCGATGATTTCAAACGTTCCACCCAAGGTTGGGTCGTCGTCATCGGCTTGGGCACGTAGGCCTGCGGCGAGTTTTCGGAGCGACTCAGCCACGGCGGGGCCGTCGCTGGTCAGGTCTTGCGTGCGGATCTTCTTCGATACCAACACCTCGGACACTGCGATAGCTTCAAGCGCGTCGGCGGCTGCGCGCTTCACAGCCCATCGGGCGCCTTCGGCCCAGTCCTGCAGTTCCAGATAGGTTTGCAGGGTTGGGTCGTTGATTAGTGGAGGGGTGCCCATGTCTGCGATCAGTACGCGTACCTGTCGGATTGCTGCTTCGTAGTCCATGACCACCTCTTCGAAAGTTTTGGGTATAGCTGAGGGGCATCACCGATGGTGGTGCCCCTCAGCCCTACGGGTTTGGGCTAAGCGCCCTTGGAGCCGTAGACGGCTACGGTGAAGCCCTTGGCGCCACCGGTTACGTGGCGGCCACGGAACCAGATGGTGTCGTCGTTGAACGAACCGTCGTTCACTGGCACCTGGCCACCGCCGACGCGCTCGCCCTGGTCACGCTTCACGCGGATATCCACGTTCTCGTGACCGATCAGGCCGGTCTTGACCACAGCCGGGTTAGCGGTAGCCTTGCCCGGCAGGAGCGCCCAGCTGGTGTTCTTGGTGGCCGCGCCGTTCAGGTTGATGAACTCGCGGGATACCTGCAGCTGCACCAGACCGCGGAACGGGTTGGTTTCCTCGGTCTCGGTGACGTTGCCGGCACCGTCGTCGACCTTGCGGACGATCTTCTCCGCGTTGAGGATCTGGCGTGCACGCATGGCCAGGCCCGGGCCTACCACGAGAACGATGGTGCTGACGTCGACCAGTTCCTTGCGGTGGTTCTCCTTCAGCGACATGCCCTCGATGGCGGCGATCATGTTCTCAGCGGTGAGTGGCTTGGTGTCCACGGTGCCGAAGAAGCCGGTCTTCAAACCGGTCGATCCTACGAGTACCTCGTAGATCTTGCGGTTCTCGGTGTTCACCGCGGCGTTGCCGAGTACCTTCGGGAAGTCAGCGAGGTCGGAGAAGTCGCGGGACAGCTGCAGCTCCCAGGTGAGGCCGAAGTTCTTACCGGTCTTGCCGGTCTTGATCTCGACGTCAGTCTCGGCCAGCTTGCCGCCCTTGTACTCTTCGCCTTCCTTCACGTCTTCGAAGTACTCGTTGCCGAACAGGTCGACCATCTTCTTCGGACGGAAGTCGGACAGGTTCTTCTCGAACGCGAACAGGTCGTATTCCTTGACCGCGTCCTTCTGAGCACCCATCGCTTCCTTCTCGAAAGCGGCACCGAGCAGCTTCGGGAAGTCGGAAGTGGTGAACGCTTCCATCAGGGTGTTCTGGCGGGAGAAGTTCGCGGGGTTGCGTCCTTCGCCGAACAGCTTGGCGGCTTCAAAGACGCGCTCTTCCTCAGTAGGTGCGGCGCGGAAGCCTTCACGTGCTAGTTCAATAGTCATGGTGTGTGACTTCCTTTCTTAGGCGCCGGCCGGAGCAGGAGCGGTGTAGCCGAACGGAACGACTTCCAACGGGGCCGCGGTGGCGGTCTTGGTGGCCAAGGCGACGCCCCATGGGGTGTTGCCGGTGGCGGTTGCGTCGAGCTTTCGGTCGCTGGTGATGTAGACGGGGTCGCCTACGTTGGTGATGGCACCGGTGACTTCGATGTCCCAGGAGCCGTCGAGCCATACGGTGGCGTTGCCGTCTTCCTGGCGGTCGATCTGGGCGACACCGGAGATGCGGCCGATCTGGACTGGTTCGCCGGATTTGGTGCCGGATGGTACTGGCAGTGCGATGTGCAGTGCGTTGGGGTAGCGCTGGTTCAGAGCCATGGTTTAGGCCTTTCCGTGCAGGGCGGCGATCAGTTCGTCGTCGCTGATCTTCTTGGATTCGGTGGCGCGTGGGGTGTAGGTTCCCATGCCTCGTGGGGTGCCTGCGCCCTGGTCGGCTTCGGACTTGGCTGCCGCCTCAGTGACTTCGGCGCGGAACTTGTCTGCGTCGAAGTCCTCTGGGGTTGCGACGGATTCTGCGAGGCGGGTGTAGAGCGCTGGTGCGTCTTCACCGAAAGCTTCGGCGACGATGCGCTTGGCTTCCTTGACCCGGTTCGCAGCGGCTTCGGTTGCGCGCTCTGCGGCTTCCTTGGCTCGTGCGTCCTTTTCGGCCTGCAGTTCTGCTTCCAGCGCGGTGGCCCGGCCGGCGGACTCGCGGAGCTGGGTCAGTTCCGCTTCCTCAATCTGGGTGGTTGCCATGGTGGCATCCTCCTTCTTGTTTTCGGTTACCCCGGCCGGAGTGGCGGGGAGAATGACGGGGTCGTATTCGACCCGTCGGCGAACCTCTACAGGTTCCCCGGAGAGGGTGACGTTGACACCGGTCAGCTCGTAGGCTTGCCGGAAGTACTTGTCACCGATTTCGTAGTAGACGTAGGTGTCATCGTGGTCAGCGACCCATGCGTAGTCGTCGTGGGATCCGCGGATGGTGGCTTGCAGCCACATGCGGATGTCGCTGGCGGTGGCTTCGGCGATGATGGACCGTGACTCAATGACCTTGGCAGCTTCGAGGACTTGCTCGATCTTCCCGCCGCGACCTGCTACGGTCACGAGGTCTGCCCTGTTGAAAGGGTTGGGGATAATGCGTTCCACGATCTTCTGTCCGGATTCGTTCACGCTGATTTCAGCGCTGGCGAAGATGCTGGCACCGATGTGCTCGTGGAAGTCGTCTACGAGGTCACGCCACGCGGAAGCGACTTTGGCTTCTGCCTGCAGTGCCCCGCCTTCGCCAACGTATGCGTCTTCTTCAAGGACGATCGCGAGGTTCCGCAGGGAACCTTCGGGGCGTTCCATCATCTCGGTTGGGGTGTCGTGGTCGATCATGCCCAATGTGCCACGAGGGAACGCACACTCAGCTGCAGCCGTTGCCAGTACTTCGGGCGTGTAGTCGCCGCTGGATCCTTGGCCGGGGCTGATCAGGGTCAGCAGGATACGGCCGGGGCCGCGCCGGGTAGCTGTCGCGGATTCGCGGATGTGTTTCATCTGGTGGATCTCCTAAACTGGTGTCCATGAGTGCTGACGACGCGAATGACACCCCGGGCGAGCCGGGCGCTTGCCCTGGCCATGAGTGGAAGGTGGGACGCGTTTTCTTGCGTCCTACGGGTGGTTCCATGTCTGTGGTGTGCAAGTGGTGCGAGACTGTCGAGTACTGGCCGTCAGCCAGCGACGGCACCTAGCAGGTCTTTCACCGGTGTTTGGATGTAGGAGTCGCGCCAGCCGTCTGCGGTGCGGAGGGTTGCGAGGTCTTCCCAGCCGATCTTGCCGTCGTTGAGCAGCTGCATCCTGGTGGGGCCCATGATCGATAGTTTCGAGTCGTCGGTCAGCCCGTCGTACCAAGCTCGGGCGTCGGGGAACGCGTCGGCTGGTTCTTCAATGTTGAACCCGAGCTCTTTCCACGACTTGGTGATGTCGATGCGTGCGCAGCGCCCATTCTGGTGATCCTCTGGGCCGAAGTCATCAACCGGGTACAGGGTGCCGTGCTTGGACAGGCAGGATGGGCAGGTGCGCCGGTCCAGGGTGCATTGCCATTTCCAGCCGGTCAGCAGGTCTTTGTTCTGCTTCGCGGAGGTGAGCGACCCGTTCCGGTGGGCATCGAGCATTTCAGTGCGTGCGATCCGTGTAGCCCGGGCTAGTCCACCGTTGAAGTGTCCCTCGGTTGCGCGGATCAGTTTGCGGGCAACCTCGCGGGGGTTGTCCCCCACGACGATGCCGCGGACCAACTCTTTACGCATCGCAGCGGCCACCCAGCCGGCCAGTGGCCGTGTTGCCGAGTGGATCTGCTGGGTTGTGCGCAAAACGATCGCATCTAACGCGTCCGGTGCTGGTGCGTCCAGCTCCAAACCGACGCCAGCCGCTTGTGGCGGCAGTTGGGAGCGCAGGACTGCTTCATGCGATTGCACCGCGTCCAGCACTGCATCAGCCAAACTGTTCTCGATGACTTCGTTAGCGCCCCGGGTGAGTTCATTCAGCACGGTGCGCGCTTGCCTAAGCGCTGCCTGCAGTTTCCGGTTGCGTGCGACTACTGCACGGGGCAACCGGTCAGGAGCGCCCTGCAGCAAGTCCAGCAACGCTTCGTTGAACAACGGGGTGAGCGTATCCCAGGCATCTACCCAAGCCTTGGTGAGTGCGACGGCTTGCTCGTCGGTCATCCGTTGGAGGCGACGGCGGGTGTCGGCGGCTATCAGCAGGGTTTCATCTGTGACAGCCACCGACAATCACCGCCTATTCTTGTCCAGCCCGGTACGCGTCAGCCGCGGCCTGCCCGGCCGCCACGAGAGGGTCGAGGAAGTTGCCTTCCTCGTCGATCATCTCTTCCAGCCACTCGTCAACGTCACGCACGCCCAGGGCGCGCATGATCATCTCAGCCAACAGCAGTGGCGGGATGTGCCCGTCGGCCTTCTCCAAAGCGTCCATCATGGTTTTCGGATCAACCTTGGTGATGTCCGGGAACGCGATGGTGAGCGTCCGGTCGTCTTCTTTGGTGAGCACCGTTTGGAGCCGGTCGCCGTCACGCACCGTCCTGCCTTGGCCACGCAGCACACCACGCGGGGCGATGACTGCCTGGTCGATGACGTAGCCGAGGATCTGCCGGCGCGCTTCACGCCAAACCTCTTGGCGACCTTGCATCGTCAGCGTGGTCGGGAAGTCCAACGTCTCCGCCACGGCACGGGCACCGGTCTGGCCGGGATCCGCCAGCAACATGGTCACTGGAATGCCCAACGCGGTGGCGACCATGGCTGCCAGTGGTTTCGCAGAGTCAGAGTCGATGGTGGCGCCGGTCTTCGGGACCGCTTCGAGTTTCGTATCATCGGTGGCGTTCACACCACCACCAGGTGCCATGCCGGCAACCTTTTCCAGCTCACGACGACCAGCCGCCGCGGTACGCTTCCCGCCCTTGCCGACGCGCTGCCAAACGATCTTGGACAAGGCGTTCATCATGATCGCCCACGCTTCAAGGAACTCCTTGTACCCGCGGGCCCACGGCAGCGCGGCGAATGCGTCGCCGATGCCGTATTGCCAGCCGGTGAGGGCGTTGACCTTGATGTGGTAGATCGGTGCATCCCAGATGATGTCGTGGCCGACACTGTTCGGGGTGGCCCCGTATCGGCGTTGGCGCATCTGCGGGCGGTAGTCGTACCGAGGGTGGTACGTGGTGACCTCTTGCTCTATGCCGGATGCGTCGCGTCGGTTCCAGACCCGCTTGTAGTAGCGGACAGACAGGGAATCTTCCGGGTCGGTGATCTGCTCTTGGATTTCCTCGAACGGGATCACACGGGGCTTCACACGTCCGGTAAGTGGGTTGGTGAACAGTGCGAAGAACACGTTGCCATCAGTGCCCAAAGCGAGTTCGTTGCGTGCCTGTGCTTCGGATCCGGCGAACACTTCCCGTACTTCCGGGTCATCCAACCAAGTCTGCACGAGGTCGTTCACGCGTTCACCGGTAGCTGTGGTGCCAACGCCCTGCCCGAAAACGTACGCTGCACGCAGTTCCAGGCCACGCTTGATCAGCGGGTTAGCGATCGCATACACACGGCACAGCTCAGCATTGCGGCGGCGCGCCTCCGGCGTGAGTTCGCGTTGCCCGTCCTGCAGGATCCGTTCCCAACCAGCATCTTCACGAGCCAATGACAGCTGGGCCATGGACTCAGTCAAGGTTTCTAGCTTGTGCTCCAACGAGGACACGGTGCCTACAGGGACGCGCTCGGTTGTGTCAGCTTCGGCTAGTGGCGCCCAATCTTCGAGGTTCAGATCCACACGGCACCACCATTCCTAGTAGGGCGACAGATAGTATCCATCGCTTTCGAGTTGGTCATATTCATCCGGCTGCACAATGTCATCCCCCAGCCCGTCGATTCGGTGCAGGAGCAACTGATTCACTGCTTGGGACATGGTGTCCAGCTGGTCATCGTTGGCGCCTGCAGGGAAGGACAGGGCTTCTTGGGTGAAGTGTTCCACCCAAGGACACAAGCTGGTTGCTGGGAGCACGATGTTCTTGGAGAACGCCAACGGGCTGACAGCTGACACGCGAGCGTATTTCGAACCGACTGGTTCGACTGGGATCAGCCCGATCACTGTTTTCTGCAGGGCGTTCATGACCGCGGGGCCGTTGGCTTTGTCTTCAACGAGTTTCGCGGTAGCTTCCGGCCACTTCGCTGTCATGGTTTCGATAGCGTCGCACGTCTCGTTGAAGTTCATCCGCCGGCGGACTTGGTCGAGCAGGTAGGCGACGTTGCCGACGCGTAACCAGATTTGGCCTACAACGTAGTCGCTGGTGTTCTCGCCCTTGAAAGCGAGGTCCCAAGACTGTATGAGCTCGTGGTCGTCACGGTCGATGCCGGGCACTGTGTGCCGGCCGTCTGCGTGTTCGATCCACATTGGTTGTTCGTAGCGGGCCCACTCAGTTGGCAGTACGCCGCCGTCATCCAGTGTCGGGTTGCCCTGGTAGAGGGACTGCCACACTTTAGGACCGACAGACACCTTGATCTGTTCCCACTGGTGCGGTGTGCGCTGGCGTGCTGATTCGAGCCACTCGCCGGGTTTACGGTCTAGTGGGTCGTTCTCCACGGCTTCGGCAGGAATGTTGAGTACGGTCCAACGGTCAGCGTCTTCACCGGCGAGCAGGCGGCCGGCTAGGTCGTCAGCGTGCCAACGAGTTAGCACGAGGATTACTGGTGCGCCGGGGGCGAGTCGGGTGATGCCGACTGACTGCCAGAACCCCCATGCTTGTTCGCGGTAGGTTTTCGAGTAGGCCTGCTCAAGGTTGCTGATGGGGTCGTCAATGAACAGAGCGTCCACGGCGCGACCGGTAAGGCCACCGCGGATACCAACTGACCGGACACCGCCCTTTACGGGTACTTGCTTTGTCACGCCCTTGTCGTCGGTAACGCTGCGCGTGCCGTCAAGTTTCCAACGTCGTGCTGCACCGTTGTCTTTGGCGACGCGTAGGCCGAGGTCGAGGGTTTCGTCGTCACCGTCGTTGCTGATGATGTGGTTGCGGATGTTGCGGCCGAACTCGTCTGCGAGGTCTTGGGCGTAGGAGACGATGGCGATGCGTCGGTCCGGGTTCTTGGTGAGGAACCAGAGCGGGCCGATGGTCGTAACCCGGGTGGACTTGCCTTCCTGGGGCGGCAGGTTGATGATCAGACGATCAATCTCCCCCGCCTCAACCTTGACCAGGTACTCGTCAATCAGATCCAGCGCCGGGGTCTGCAGCGTCGTTGGTTCGATAGCCTTCGCCAGCTGGCCGGGGGTCCCCCAGTCATGCTCGGGAACTTCGAATGCGCGGGCCGCGTACTCCGCCCAATCCAATAGCACGCTAACCGCCTAAGATACGAATGTGAAGAAATTGAATATCAAGAAATGGCTTGAAGACAAAACAAGCCGTAGATCTGCAGGAGCTCTCGTAGCTTGTTTGGCAATTGCGCTTGGAATGCTGCTACTCGCCATAGCGTTGATCCGCTTTATAGTTGAGCAGCGAGGAATCGGCCTCATCGCCCCTGCTGCAACGATAATCGCGACAGGCCTTGCCTCGTTTGCCGCAATTATAGGCATCGAGACCTGGGCCGAAAAACATGATGAGGATCGGCAGAGAGCGGAGTATAAGAATCGCGAAGAAGTCTATGGCGAAATGGCGCAAATAATGCTCTCCAGATTTCCTAACTCGGACGATGACGCAACACCGTACGATAAAAAACGAGATCGCGAGCTGAGGGCAATTGCCGCATTGTGGGCAAGTTCCGAAGTCATCAATACTCTTGGCTGTTGGCAAGCCCAGCTATCAGAAATTATGAAAGCGCATCAAGTCACTTCAGGAAGCATTGCGCTAACTGAACATCAACAGACATTGATCAGACGCCGATTCGGAGACTGTGTCGCTGCCATGCGACGCGATCTTTCCTCCGGCAATGGTCAGGCTGTGTCGTCCGAGGCGATACTCGCATCAATTTTCAACAGTTAAAAAGCCCAGTTTTCAGTTAATCATCTCATTGACGGCGGTCTTTTTGTCCGCGGTGTGCGCCTCGCGTAGCGGGTCGCATGTGTGTTGTGTCGGCTTGTTGGCCGCCGTCAAGTTTGGTGGGGCAGGTTGGCCTCGGGCTGTTGAAGACTAGGTTTCCCTACTCGCAGCCTTCATGGGCGCCTTCACACATTGGTGTGTTTACCCCTCGTGCGACTGGCAGGACTCGAACCTGCGATTCACGGCCCTCACGCCGTGGGCTCATGCCACCGAGCTACAGTCGCTCCCCCCGGGCTCGTGCACCTGGGGGCTATTCAGTTATTGATGCCGAAGCTGGCGCGGGTCTTGGTGTCAGATCGAACAGGATCAGTATTCGTCTCACTCGCCACGGTATCGGTTTGCAGCAGATTCCAGCTTGGGCACCGGTTTTGCCCAACTTTGGGGGTATGGGCAAATCTTCGGGTTCTCACACTGCTCCGATCTTGATTTCATCCTAGGGACAAAACTGCGATAAATCAACTTCTGGTTGGTATTTCACCGCTTACTAAGCGGTATGGATTGAAAAACAATGAGAACATCGGCTGGCGAGTGGCCCTCCTGTCGTGATTTGAGGTCGCATCGTGGGTGGAGCTTGCCTCGTTGAGCCCATTTCTTAGCGCGTTCGTACTTGATTGGGTAGCCGGCATCGTTCAACGCTCGGACGACCACGCTCAGTGGTGCGATGTGGTGCCATGCTTGGGCGAATCTGTCGGTGATGCGTTGGGTGAGGTCGTGTTCTCGGTGGCATTCCCGGCAGCGGCCCGTGGTGGCTGTTTCGTGGCCTTCAACGACACCCGCGCATCGGGTGATGACGTTGGTGGCGTCGTCCATGAGCAGTGCCCCGCACTCCCCGAGTGGGCGTTTCTGGATGGGCCGGTCAGCTGCTGAGATGACGCGCCGTTCAAGGTCGCGTAGCTCTAGGTAGATGTCGGCGACGAACTCGCGTTTGCGGAGGTGGTGTGCCATGGCGCGCAGGTATTCGGCAGCGTGGAACGTGGTGGTGAAGATCCGCAGGTGCTTTGGTTCCTCGCGCCCGTTCACCCAATGCGCGAGCTCGGTCAACCGACGCTCGTATTCACCGAGACGTTCAGCCATGTCCAGGTTCAACGGTGCTCCAGGCGCCGACGTACCGGCGGACCCGACCCGGGGCTGCACACCCTGATTCGCCAACGTCGCCGCCGCGGTCCGCAACGTCGCAGGCACACGATCCAAAACCGCCCTCAGCCTCGTGTCGCAATGATTGCAAAGGCACAAACCCTCAACAGTCGTGTACTCACAAACTAGGCAGGTCATGCTTCTCCTTGGTGAACTGAACGTTTCGCGCACTTTCTATGAGTTGAAGCGCAAATTCTTCCGCTATCTCGCCTCGATGCAGACGCATGGTGGCCACACGAATAATCTGTTCCGCCTGTGTCGTGCGTCCTACTGATTCGACAACCTTCCAGAAACCTTCGTCGTCTTCCTCGCCATTTTCTCCGATTTCGATTGCAGCGTCCATTAGCTCATAAGTATAAATAACCTCATTTTCAATGAACGAGATTGTTTTGTCTAAGCTGCCAGCTCTGAATAGTTGGTCATAAGAAATAGCCCATATTTCCGCTTTGAACCGGGCTTCACTTGCCGCGGAACGCAGCTTGGCTTCGTCCACCACCTTGGAGTCAACGGCCACTAAAGCATGCAGTGCCGTCAAGAACTCAGTAAGTGCAGGTAGCCGTTGCTGCTCGACGGCAATAGTCCTGGTTAGATCTATTTGGTCATTAGCGGTCCGCCACGCTTTCCACGCGTACCGCGCCACAAATATCGTGATCAGCATGGCCCCGAATGCCCCAATTGCGCCGATAGCAATCCACATTAGTTCGAGTCCCTTAGCGGAGTCGATGAGGCTGGTTGAACAGTTGATCAGTTCGACTTTGGCCGCGTTCGGATCAGCTATTTGGCACGTTATTTCATCAGCGAGAATCATGCTCTTATTCTATCCGTCCTGATCAAGTACTGATCGGTGGAGGTTTAGGCCTGGCGGGGTGTCGGTGCCGGTGATGGTGACGGGTTCGCCTGCTCGGATTAGTCGGTATCCATTGCCGGTGTCGATGCTGACGCAGTCGTCTTCGTGTTCAATCGCGACGATGGTTCCCTTGGTGCGGTAGGTCAGCCCATCTCCTGGTTCCTTTCCGAGAAACTCGATGGTTTTGCCGAGGTCTGCGCCGGATAGGTGGCGGGCTTCGCGGGTGGTGGTCATGGGGTCACTTCCTCCTACTGGCCCACGCTGGTGCGCTGGTGGGGTATCTCATGTTGGTGTTCATGTGGCGTTGCGGAGGCCGGGGTTTCTCGAAGACGTGCGCGTCGAGTGCTTTAGCGAGGTCCCGCAGGGAGCCACAGGCAACGTCTGGTCTGATACCCATGGCCGTGGCCATTTGTTCCGCTGCACGCCGTATGCCGGCTTCGCATCTCAGGCCGCTATCGGTCACGTAGTCAGTGAGGTCGACGGCGTTACCCAACTCGTCCAGGGTTGGCGGATTGGTGCTGAGCGGGGTGTCGGGCAGGTAGTAGATGCGCTTCATGGTGTTCCTCCGGTGAGTTGGCGTAGGGCGTTGGGGACGATGGTTGGGAGCATGTCGGCTTGTAGCTTGGACAGGTTCAGTTGTGCGAAGATCTGCTTCAGCGCGACTACCACGAGTTCGGCTTTCTGCTCTTCCAGTTCGATGCGGCGCTGTTCGATGCCGGCTTTCAAAGCCATCGTGGTGAGCTTTGCGAAGTGCTCACGTTCCTTGGTGTAGAGCGTGTACCAGGTGTTGAATCCTGCTTCCTGGACGGTCATATCCACGGGCCCTTGGGCACCGATACCAGCTTCAGTTTTTGTTATCCCCCATACAAGCTCGTTGGGTTCGACCTCAGCGACCTTTGTGCGGAGCCATTGGACGTGTGCGTGGCTGATCCTGATCTCCTGCAGGAGTGCTTGGGCGGGGTCGATGTCGGGGTATTTGTCGGTGATGCCGAGGGTGCCTATGGCGTAGTTCAATTCTTGTTCCGCGATCCTTTCTTCTGCTGCTGCCTTCGCTTTCGGACTGTTCCCGCCGTGCCTGCCACAGCGCACACCACCGGGCACTGGGGAGGATCCGCAAGCCTCGTCTTTACCGCGCTTCTTCGCCCCGCAGATCAGTTTCCCGTCGCGCTCCTGCCCTGGGGCGTAGGTGGGGTCGCCTTTGTAGCGTTTGATCGCTTTGCCCAGGTTCTCAGCGGTTACTCTAACGACCATTGGCGGGTTCCTCCTTGTACTGGTTTGCGCGGGCACGGAGCCATGCCGTGATTGGCTGAGCGACGTGCACCCGGTCTTGTAGGCTGCCTTGGATCAGTTCGCTCCATGCCTTGTACTGAAAAGCGTTGGCTACCTCGTTGAGCGCTTCTGCTTTCGCTTCGGCGCGGACGGTTTCAAGCCAGCGATTGAACTGGGCAGCGCGACCGGGAATAGGGTAACCGTCAGTGTCGCTTGTATAGAACGTTCGTATGGTCGCAGTGTCCGGCGTGTATTCCCCGGCGTGGTAGGTGGCTACGTGCTTCTCATTAGCGCCCATGGGAATCATCTCCTATGTTTTTGATTAGTAATTCCTGTGCCCCGACCTGTAGTGTTTTCCCTTGTGCATCTCAGTCCTGGTGCTGAACGAAGTCACTCGATCCCAACAGGAGGAAGTTATGGGTTTCATTGGTTGGATTGTTTTAGGCCTTATTGCTGGTGCGATCGCTAAGGCGATCAAGCCTGGTGAGCAGGGTGGCGGCTGGCTCGCTACCCTGGTGCTTGGTGTTGTTGGCGCTATCGTAGGCGGGTGGATTGGATCCGCGATCTTCGGAGTCGGAGTAAACGAATTCTGGGATCTGTCTACATGGTTGCTGGCCATCGGCGGCTCGCTGATCGTCCTCGTTATCTGGGGACTGATCACACGCAAGAAGGCGTAGTTTGCGCGACAGAACGGGGTCTTACCTTTCGAGGTGAGGCCCCGTTCGCCATGCCTAGGCATCGTCCACCTCCGGGCGTTGGATGTTCAGCGTGTACTTATCCGCTGGCGACCATGCGCGGTCGGACTTTACGATCAATCCGACGAACGTTTCATCAGGTGCCAGCTTCCAGCACTCGTGTTCTGGTTCTTCTTCCCAACTGATCACCTGCACCTGTGCCGGGATCCCTTCCACGCTGTTCACTACAGGCTGGGCGACGGCTAGGACAGCGCGTGCGTTGCCCCGGTAGTGTTCCATGCTGGTTTCGGTGAGGTCTTCCCAGTTCGGAGGTTCTGGGCATTCAATGCTCGGCGTGTGGTACTTCCGTTCACGCAGGAACAACGCTTTCGCACCCGCTTCGAGCGCGTCCGGGTTTAGCGGGGGCTGGTCGGTCATTTGGTTTCCTCGTGATCGTGGTAGTCGTTTTCGGGGTGTGTGCAGCAATAGGATCCGGGGCCGCAGCAGTCACCGATGCAGCACGGTGGTCCATAGTCTGCGGCGTTCACTTCTCTGCCCTCATTCCCAGTCCTTCAGAAAGCTGTCGGGCGGCTTCGGCGTAGTCCACGCCGGGAATCGCGCTGCCATCGGGGAGGTTGAACAGCGTTGCCAAGGTGACCAAGCGCTGCTCGTACGCGAGGGCGAGGGCGGCGCTGATTTCGTAGGCAAGGTGGGATTTGCCCAATTCATGTAAAGTCTCCCGATAATTGTCGGGCCCCTCTGCAAACGGGTTGCCTGGTAGGTTACTCATTTGTTTTCTCCTTGGTTGGTTCGTGCCATACGATCGGCGTAGGCAATAGCTTCAGCGTGAGTGGGGAAATACTCTGGCTCCCCGTATTTCGACTCAATGGCCACCCACTCATATCCACCATCTGGCAGTTGATCCCACGTCTGGATGACAATCGGGCGACTCGGGTTGTCGATATGAAACTTGTGAAGCTTGATCTTGCTTGTTCGATCCACTCCGTCTGACCATGTGCCGTCAGCGAGCTTGTAGGGGCCAGTGCGCCAGTGGTCGTAATCGCACGTCTGGCAGTCGTTCGGGCAGTCGGAAACATCCAAGTGCTTGCAGGTCACGCACGCACTGCACGGCGGAGCCCAGGGGCACCGGCAGTCATGACACTCAGCCACGGGTATCATCGTCCAGGGCTTCTTGGAAGTCAGCGACCGTGCACTTGCAGCAGTCGCCATCCGAGTTGCACATGCAGGTCAGGCAGTCCGGGTCGTACTCGTGGACAACCTCCCGCACCCTCGCGACGGCCTGCTCAGCCTGTTCGAGGCGGGACAGGAGCGCGAGGACGGTTGGCGGGTCGAACGTGGCGATGTGGGTGGCGAGCGGCTCGCGCTCTTCCTCGTTGATCCCGTCCTGTGCGGCGATCATGGCAACATGCTCGCCGCCGCTGGCGACGTACCAATGATCACCATGCCAAGGCCCAGTGGTGCGGGGTTCCCAGTCCCCAGCCGGAGTTGCTTCTGCGATCTTGCGCAGGGTGTCCAGGTTGGTGGCGTGCGGTCCTGTGCTGGTTGTTGGCACCCCCATGCTGCCTACACCCGGCACAGAGCCAGAATGCATTCGGCGCTGTTTGCCTGAAGGATTGGCCGTTGGTTGAACTTTTTTGGATGGCTGGCTCATTTCGCACCTCCAGCATGAGTTTCGTAAACGTCGGCCACGCACTCGGCGAGTGGTGCGGCTGCTGGGTGGTCTGGTGCGTGGTCTGCTGGGATCGGGTGCGCTTCCAGACAGCCGCGTAAGTCTTGTTCGAACTCGGGGCTGGTGCCGAACAGGTCAGCCTTCACCTCGTCGGCGGTGACAGGTGCCGTGTCCGCTACCCGGTCAGCCGGCGCGCAACCAGCCAGCGTGACCAGGGTGGCCGTGACGGCTACCAAAGATTTCTTGTACATGATGGTTCCCCCCCCCCCGCGCTCAGATGGCGGGGTGATCATTGTGTTTCTGCTGCTGGTTGTCAGACTACCGTCTAACAGTTGGTATTTCAACCACGCGTAAGCGGTTCAAGCGAACGAATTTCCAATACGAGCTTTTCGTTCCCATATCCGCCATGGTGGACAAATGGGCCGACCAGGTACTCGCTCGAATCATCAACCAGTAGCCCGCAATCAACCAGCCCGTCGATCACGGGTTTCAGTGTGGGCATGAGGTTGTGCGGGTCATAACGCACCCGAGTTTTCTTCCACACGTACGCATCCACCTGAACCCGTTGCAGGCCCTTCGGGAGCTTGGCCTGCCGGGCCATGATGTGCGCACCGTGGCGCCAAGCCTGGGCACGCTTGTTTCGTGGCGCCCAATGTTCCTTCTGGTTGAGGTTGAGCCAGTCGGCGAGTTTGGGGATTTCGAGGGTGAAACTTTCAGAAGCCGTAGAATCCATTGTGAGGGCCTTTCAGGAGGTTGAACGGGGAAACGCTCACGCAGTGCGCCAAAGTCACACCTAGGCAGGTTTCTGCCCGAGCAGCGGTGGTTCACCGTCTGTTGGTTGGTGTGGGTTGCAAATAAAAGTTTTAGAATGGGGCTACGCCCCGGGTTGTTGCGGAAGGTATTCTTCTGCGTGCTCGGGGCTTTTGAGTGTCCGGAGTGCTTGTTTGACGGCTTGGGCGCCGAAGGCGTTGGGTTTGCCTTCTGCGTGGATTCGTTTGCCGATCATGGTTTCTGGTCTTTCGCCGAGGAGGATGTCTGCTTGGCAGCAGCGGCAGGTGTGTGCGTCTTCGCCTGCGTGTTCTTCGCATGGCGGGTTTTTTGGTCGTTTGGTGTTTCTGCCGAGGTTCCAGTGTTTGCCGTCGAGGAAGATCACGGTGGGTGATTTGATGTCTGGGTTGTTGGCTGCTCGGATGGCGACTTCGGCGATGTCACGGAATGGGTGGGGTGTTGTCCGGTGTTCGTAGAACAGGTCAGTGAGCTGTTGTTGTCGCCAGTCGCCTGGGCGGATCATGGCGAGGAGGTTGGCGAGGGTGATGGCTTGTTGTTCGGTGATCATTTTTTGGGTGTCTCCTTTCGATCGAGCGTTTTGGTGTCTCACGTTTAAGTACTGAACGATCGACGATTTTCTTTAGCCATTTCTTTTAAACTGAACCAAGAGTGTCCGTAGGTTTTGCCACCTACGTAAGTAGGTTCTTAACTTCTTAAGTTCTGCCACTGTGTTTGCTAGTTGGCGACTTGGGGTTTTGCGTCTAGCTAGAGTGGCATTTGCTAGAATTTTGCCACTTTTGCTAGGCAGTTAGAACGGTGGTTCTTCCGGAATGACTTGGGCATTCACTTGTTCTTTCTGGTCTTCTTGGCAGTACTCGCAATCTGTAGCAAAAATACCCTTGTTTTTGTGGTTCTTCGTATGACCTCCCCGAGCACCGGAAATGGCTCGTTTTTTGGATAATTCATGCACGGTTTGATGCTTCTCGTAGTCGTGGATCCGGTAGGTTTTCGGGTCTTCCTTGACGAGCAGTTTCCCGTCGGTGAGTTCCTTGAGAACAGCCTTGCCCCGTTGCTCCGCGACTCGTGCTGACACCTTTCCGCCCGACCGTTGCTGGGCTGCCCGGAGCATCAGGGCGAGGTGCAGGAGGATCGCCTGGTCACTGAGTCCGTCGATCTTCGGGTTGTCGAGATAATCGATGGAGAGCTTGATCCAGGGCCGTTCATCCTTGGCACTCATTTTGTACCTCCGTTCTGTCATAATGAAAGTTCTTTGTTGGGCAAACTTTTAGGAGTCGGAATGGCTATTGGCATTCGCATTGAGTTCGAACACAACCCGGATTCTGATGACAAGGCAACGATTGGGGATTTGCGCCGTTGGCTGGCCATAGTCGACCGGAATGGCGTAGATGACGATGAAGAACTCCTTCCGCTATTTGAAGGCCATTACAACAAGATGACTGAGTCGTCAGAGCTGAGCGGATTCTTTGTTTATGGTTCGCCATCTGCACAGAATGGCTTGCAGTCCTGACACATTCTGACTTCTAGGACTGCCAAATCGGTTTTACGATTTCTCGTGTCCAGTGCCAGCCGCCGGCGTGTTCGTAATATCGGACGCGTTCGGCGGCTGTTCCTTTCTCCGCGATGATTTCAGCGCGCAGCTGCTTGGCTGTGCGCTTGTCTGGTGCCCAAACTTTCGTGCAGTGGGGGTCTGGGCATTGAGGCCTTGGCGAACGGTGCGGATGCGGTTGCGCGGTCATGCTGCTAGCAGGCTTTCTACTGCGATGGTGCCGAGGTCGCGGGCCGCTGGCGGGGTGACGCTGTTGCCGGACTGCTTGACCTGCTCACGCTTGTTCCCGGTCATCTGGTAGGTCTTGGGGAACGCCATGCCTGCCATGATTTCGTGTGGTTCAAGCATTCGGAACTCGCATTGGTTGATATCCTCCGTAGTCCACTCGGTTAGTCCGTGGTGGTTCCCGCCGGCGGTGAGCGTGCCTAGCGGGTCACTGGCTGGCCGGGAGCTATTCTCCAACTGGTTCTCCGCGGTTCCGCGCATCGTCGTGACCATGGCGAACCGGTCCACGGTGGGGATCGTCGGGATCGCCCGAGATACCGGGTGGGTCACGCCGTTGCCGTAGTACTCCATCAACATGTGATGCCCAGGCGTGGTCAACAGCCCGGTTTCATTGCGGGTGGTCTGCGTGCGCATCACTTCATCGGACGCTTGTGCCCACTTTCCAATGCGCCCTTCGACTGGAACCAGCAGGCCACGGGTATAGCTTGTGGTCTGGGTAGCGAAAGGGTCATCGGTGCGGGTGATGATGTTCGAACCGCGTACCGCGTCGATGGCTAGACCGACCGGATCAACCATGCAGTGCCCGGCACCTTCAGTAGTGAGGGTCTGCAGAGTGTCACTGGTGGAGTAATTTCGGGCACGCCCGGATCGCATGAGAGACAGGAAAGGTTCGGTCTGTCCGTACTTTTCCAGCCCTGCCCGGATGCGCGCCATCGTCTTATCCGCCAGCGGTCGAGCACGGTCGCCGATCCTCTGCCCACGAATCGACCAGTCGATGGCGTGCGCTGCCGGGAGCCAGCCAGGTTCGATGATCTGGTTCCGGCAGGCAGAGTTCGGGCAACGGTAGTTGTACTGGGCCCGGTAGCGCCCCCAGCGCTCGTTTGGCTTCTTGAAGATCTGCATGGCCCGAACTGTTTCATCGCAGGTTGGGCAGTACGCCATGGGCCGTAGCTTGTCGAAGTCCGGGCGAGGATTGCCCTTGAGCCAGAACATCACGTACATGCGGTCGCGTGACTGAGGGGCTGGCAGTCCGCCAAGCTGGGCGTGCATCGAGTTCATGTAAACGATGTGGTGGTTATAGCCGAGGGAGCTCATGGCCATCAGCCATGCGTCGAACATGACCCACTTTGCCGCGTCCACAACGTTCTCGGTGATAATCAGCTTGTACTTGTGCTGTTCGGCGAACCGAGGCACATCCCACATCGTTGCGCGGGATTTCTCCGCTGCTTCGTCAGCGATGGAATCACCGAACAAATCCGGCTGGTTAGTGATCCGCTTCCTGCCCTTGGCCACCGAGTGATTAGTGCACTCCGGTGACGCCCAAAGGATATCCGACGATGCGACGTAGCGCGGGTCAGTCACCTGGATATCCGCGAGCACGTGGTCAGTCGATGGGTGATTCAGGCTATGAGTCTCTACGGCGCGTTCCCAGTGGTTCATCGCCGTTTTCACGGTCACACCGGGAATCTCTAGCAGGCCGGTGGATGATCCGCCCGCACCGCAGAACATGTCAGTAATGGTTAGCAATTTCGTTTCCCCTTGAGCTGAAGGACCGCGTTGGCCCGAGTGATTTCTTCGAATGTGAGCCGCTCGTAAACCGGCCGCTCACTCGTATGGCAACCGCATTCTTTCTTGGTCGCGCACACCTGGAACGGGGTCCAGCAGCAAGACTTCTTGCAGAAGCTCACGATGCTTTCTCCAACCAGCCGTCAGCCATGACGAACCTCTTGCAGTCCTTGCAGAAGTACTCGTCAACACCATGAGTGACGGCTTTCTCCACCCCGCACCGGTCGCATTCCCGCGCATACTTGTGGCCTACGATCCGGGTCGGCGGGACTTCGACTACGGGCGACTCGACGACAACCACGAGCGCTGCAGGGCCAGCACCAGGGATCTCATTACCTAGACGGACGAATACTTTCGGTTCGCCGATGGTGATGACTCCGTGGCGGCGTGCGACCTTGGGCAGGTCGGCGAGGGCTTCGGCCTTCAGTTCTTCGTATGGAATCGTGCTATCCACGACTGGCCATAAAGCTTGGAAGGTTCGCATTACGCAGCATCCTCCGCGTCTCGTACCAATGCGTAGTCGGTGATCTTGCCGGGCTGTAAGCCGAACCAGTCAGCGATCAGCGTGTTGTGGATGTCGTAAACGGTCACGTACGGCATAGTCGCTGACACACCGAGTTCGGCTGCTCGTTCGCGGATCGCATCTGCAAGCTGAACCTTGTCGGCTGCATCGGCTTGGACGGTTTCGTATTCGACCCCGGCTTTGTCCAGGACTCGCTTTGTTCTGCGGCATTGCTGGCAATTCTCGGTGGTGTAGACGGTGACGATAGGCATTTTTTCTCCTGAAGATTGGTGTGGTGCGGGGTGGCCTGGTCCGACTGCTGGCCAGACCACCCCGGGGTGTTACTGCGGGTTACTGCTTTGGTGGGATCTCATAGGTGAGAGAGCACTTCCTGCAGACAAGCCACCCGCATAAACGCTTCCTGCAATGCGGGAGTGAATGGTTGACTGCAGGTCGTTTACAGCGTGGGCAGACGATTAGCGTTGCCACGGGCTTAGAACGGTGGATCCTGCGCGGGTGGGTTGCCCCATCCCCCGCCACCGGTGCTGTTGTTCCAGCCGGCCCCCGAGCTGCTGTTTTGTGCCCGGCCGGCGGCGCCTTCGCCGTTGCCCCGCTGTGTGCGGGTGACCTTGGCTGATGCGTAGCGCAGTGACGGGCCGATCTCCTGAATTTCCAGCTCCATGACGGTTCGGCGTTCGCCTTCTTTGGTGTCGTACGAGCGGGATTTCAAGAAGCCCTGGGCGACTACGCGCATGCCCTTGGTCAGGGTTTCGGCGACGTTCTCCGCAGCTTCCTTCCAGACCGAGGCCCGGAGGAATAGCGCTTCGCCGTCCTTCCATTCATTCGACTGCCGGTCAAACGTGCGTGGAGTACTAGCGATAGTGAATTTCGCTATCGCGCTGCCGGACGGCGTGAACCGCAGTTCCGGGTCAGCAGTCAGGTTGCCGATAACAGTGATTAGAGTTTCGCCAGCCATGGTTCGGCCACCTCTCCGTCGATGATGGTGTATGCGTCTTCGATGTCGTCGCCGACTACTTCGAGCCAAATCTGGTAACCGTGCTCCTGCGCGGTTTCCTCGATCAGGGCGAGGCTGTCGGTGTCCAGCAGGGAGCCGTCCTGGATGCGGATGACCTTGAGCTTCGGGTTCAGTGCGATGGCCATGGCCATGGACACGCGGATCTGCTCGGCGCTGGATGCTTGCTTGAATGGGACGCCCTGGTAGGTGACGCCGTCCTCGGTGAAGCCGAGACCCTGAACTGGGAACTGCGCGGCGGCCAGCCCGTCGGCCTTGGTCTTGGCGATCTGGTCGAGCTTCGCGGTGAGCTGGTTCGCTTGGCCCTTGGCTGCCTCGAACTGGAAGGACAGTGCACCGCGTTCCTGGGCCTTGCGTACGAGCCGGTTCGTTTCCTCAGCACCATCGATCTGGGCTTGGATCGCGGTGAGGTCGATTGGCTTGGCGTTCGGGTCCACGCCTGCCAGTGCTTCAGATAGATCGTTCTTGGCCTTGGCCAGCTGTTCTTCCAGTTGCTCGATCTGCGCTTGCAAAGATTCGACGAACTGCTGGCTCCGCTGAAGAACTTCGTTCTTATTTCGTGCCTCGTGGTATTCGCTGAGCAACCCGGAAACGGATACCTCAGCTGTTGGTAGGTCCGCTGGCAGGTCGCCGAACTGGGCCAGTGCGGATTCGAATTCCTTCACCCGGCGGTTCACCGCGGTGCGTTCTTCGAACACCTGCTTGCGTTCAGCTTCCAACTGGTCAGGATTGAATGGCAGGTCTACCAGATCTAGAAGTTGGGCCAGCTGCTTCTTGTCATCCAAGAGCGTGAACGCGAGCGGATCCATGGACAGGTTGCCGACCAATTCGTCGAGCTTCGCCTGCGCCTTCGGGTACTTCGCCCCGTCCTTGCTGGTTAGAGTGAGGCGGGAACCCGATGGGGTGAACACCCGAGTGACGGTGAGATCCTCAGTTTCGAGAACAATCTCGGCCCGGTCTTCGCCGTCGCGGATCGGCTTCGGCGTGGTCTTGGAATTGGCGCCACCGAGTGCCGCAGCGATCGAGTCGAGGACGCTGGACTTGCCCTGCCCGTTCTTCCCGGCAACGATGACCAGGTTGCCGTCCGGGTCGGGCTTGATCTCGACGTGCTTGGCACGCTTGTAGTTCGTGGTGGTTAGCGAAATAACTTTCATGATGGTTGACTCCTACTAGTTGGTTGGTGGATGCCCTGCCCCCAAGACAGGGCACCCACCGGGTTTGGTTGGTGTTGCGGTTAGGCGAACTTGGATCCGGCATCGACGATGCGGGACACCATTTCCGCCGGTGCGCCTTCAGCTACTGCACGGTTCCAGAGGGTGAGCAGTGCATCCCGGCTGCTGCTGGCCTCGGCAAGTTCGGCTTCCCAGTCGGTTTCGAGTACCGCGGCCGGGCCGTCGTCCTGTATTTCACCGGTGGTTTCATCCGCAACCAGCTCCGGTGCCGGGGCGGGGCGCGCCGGGCGCGCCGCGGCCTCCGCCTTCTTCTCGGCAGGCTTGCGGGTGAGCTTGCGAGTCTTCACGGGAGCTTCGGCAGCTGGTGGCTTCTCCCCCATGTCTTCCAGTTCCATTTCCTCGGCGCTGTACGGCATGCCTGCCAGTACGTCTGGTGCGATGGTTCGGCAAGCTTCTGCCTGCGCCTTCGCGGTCAGCATCGCAATCGGGTCGGACTGGTACTTGCTGTTCGACGTGTACCCGGCGGTCTTGGCCCGGTCGATAGTCCAGGTGAATTCCTGCCAGCGTTCCTGCCCCTTGCGGCGGCCGGCCACAGTCACAGATTCTGGGGTGGCTTCCGTGCGGACCACTTCGTGTCCCTGAGCCATCACCAGCGCGGTCATCGTCCGGGCGTACAGGGCTGGGCGGCCGTGGACAACGAAGATGTTCGACAGTGCGTTCATCGGGTCAAGGCCGAGGCTCTTGCCGGCGAGGATCGCAGCTGCTGCGGCTTCCGGTTTCCCCATGAAATCTTTGGGGACGAAAGCGGTCTTGCACAGGGCGGTTCCGAGCTGGTGCGCGGCGCCCAGTTCGGCGGCCCACTCTGCGAGCTGGATCGTGCCAGTGCTGGTTGGGAGGTTGGTCTGGGTGGCGACTTCGCCAGCGGGGTTGAATGGCTGGATGCTCATTGTGGTTTGACTCCTTCTGGTGGTTAGGCTGCTCGGGCTTGGCGTGCCCGGATTTCGGTGATCATGTCCTGCAAGGCAGCGACCAGGCTGTCGGCGTTCTCGACAGGGACGATGGCTTCAAAGTCAGGGCGGTCAAGCTTCGGGAGCTTCCCCCAAACGGGGTGCTGGTCCGTGGGTTCCATGTCGACTGCGATCGCATCGTCCTCGTAGTAGAGGGAAAGATTGCTGTGCTGGACTTCGCACTCAAACTTGTAGGCGCTCATGCTGCTACCTGCATTTCGGTTGGTGGGTTGATGGGTTCGAGCTTCTGCTTGCCCCGCGCTTTCGCGTCCTCGTGGACTGCCTTGGCGTGCAGGAACTGCTGGAAGTGTTCGTCGATCTCCGCCGGCGACGTAGCCAGCGGGTACAAGCTGGTGCCCAACGGTGAACCCTCGTACCGGGCGTTGATGCCCTCACGGTCCATGGGGGTGACGTGCCCAACGAAGTTCTTGATGACTTCCGGCATGGGAACTTCCTTGCCGCCGTCCATGTAGAACTCGGCACGGGCATAAGCTGCTGTCTGCAGAGCGGTTTCCATGTACACGCCCTTGGAAGTTTTCAAGTCGATCTGGATCAACTTGCCAGCATCGATGTCCGCCTGGGACATGAGCAGTGGCGACGTGGCCAAGAGGTCGACCTTGCCCGAGTACCAGTGCTCACGGTTCGCCAGCACCACTTCCACCAGGACGGGGGTGATCTGCCACCTGTCGAGGAAGTCCAAGTACCCTTCAATGAATCCGACCAGATCCTCTGGTGCGTCAACTTCACCGGTGGTGGCGAGCTTCTCCGCGAGGTCGTGCACCTCGGTGCCACGCTCGGCAGCACTGTCGCGTTCCTTGTTCGGGAGCAGCTGCAAGAACTTGATGGACTGGTCCCGGTCGCCGGCGAGCAGCTCCGAGACCTTCCCCGCGTTGTCCGGGTCGGTAACGAACTTGGCGACCACACCCGGCGCCCACCAAACCAAAGCAGGCTTCGGGATACCGCCACCCAAAATGGTGGTGGCACCACTGACCGGTTTTCCATCGAGCCTGTACCGATGCGATGCTTCGTTGAATACGAGCGACATGACCTATGCCCCAATCTGAGAGTTGATGAATGCTTCAAACAGGAACCCGGCACCGCACAAGGTGACGATTCCCAAACCGGCCAAGCTGACCAGGACCCGCTCCCCCAAACTGGTGAGCTTCAAACCATTGCGTTCCATCCACCGGCTCATGCTGCGTACTCCTGCCGGCGCAGGAACCGTTCGATACTGGACTCACGGATCTTCCACGTTCCGTGCCGGTTAGCGGAAGAGAATTTGATGCCGACCAGGTCGCCACGGCGAAGCATCTGGCGGACTGTTTCCGGATGCGAACGGAGTCGTTCAGCGGTTTCCGGGACTGTGAGCAGCGGGTCTGGGTCTGGTTTAGCCAAGGTGATCCCTCCAGGTCTTTCCGATCCATTCGTATTGGTGTCCGCCGTTGCGGGATTTGACCCGGCTGATGGCGTTAGCGTTTTTCGTGATCCATCCGCGTCGCTGGGCGGTGGTGAAGATCGCGCCGACCATGTTCTTATGCGGCGCTGGCCGTCGCATCGCGGCGCGGAGATCGTCTGCAGTGAACCGCCGGCCCTGGGTGGCCCAGCGTTCAACGATGTCCAGTGCGTCTTCGCGCCATGTGGTGTCTTCGAGTGCCATTGGTTGTGCAGTCACCGGCGTGTCCTTTCTCTAGGCCGCTAGCGTCGCTTGACGCTGGTTAGGTTGCCGCCTGACAGTTGGTTCTTCTGGCAAAAAAATTACATTCAGTGGTACGCCAAGTGCCCCGGCAATGCTTTCCGCAGTGTGTGGGTCGCAGGATTTCTTGCGACCCGAAGTTAGGTGGTTGATAAAGCTGGGATGGACGTTGGCCTTTTCAGCAAGATGCCTTTGGGAAATCTTTTGCTCGATTGGCTTCCCTGCCCTATAGGCGTCGATATCTTCTTTCGTGACAACGAACGCTCGCAGGAGGTCGACTGATTTGAGTCGCATGTAGCTTCCTTTCGCATATCGTTTGCGCTGCTTCCAGGGGGACATTTGCGATCCTTTCGAATATGCCAGGTAGGCATCTTTTTGTTTTCTGCTGCAAAAACAGTATTGCCTACCGGTAGGCGGTATGTCAACAACCAATAAGCGTTATTGGCCAATGAATGCCCCGCTTCCGCGAGAAACCAGCGATTATTTGGTAGGCACGAACTAGAATTTTGAGTACCGCCTACCGGTAGGCATGATGCCCTCCGGCACGTTTGAAGTCGACAGCAACCGAAGGAAAACTTGAAGCCATGGACAACAACCAAGCCGAAAACTTCCAACAACTAGTCCTGCGACTCAAAGCCGACAAGAGCTACGACGCCATTGAGAAGCTCTCAGGGGGTGCGCCGACGAGTAGATCCCTACAAAAGCTCGTCACCAAAGGCTTCACTCGAATGCCGGATCCAGAGACCTTCCAGGGTCTTTCTCGCGCCCTCAATGTTTCACAAAGAGATCTCGTCTTAGCGGCAGCCAGAACCTTGGGCATCTATATTGAGGCCGAGAATCCAGCTGATTTGACCTTGATCGGCGCGGGTCGATTGCCAAATGAGTCGCAAGAGCTTCTTCGCTCCACATCAAGAGAACTTCAGAGGTGGATGGAGCGAGAGCAGATCGCGAATTCAAAGACCGACGCGCCAGACCCGGCGGTGGATGCTGAAGTGCATGAACTTTTCCCAACCCGTCGAATGGCCGCGGACAAGGGTGAGCCTGGCTTGGATCCGGAGCAATTGCCGGAGTCGTAATTTCCGGAAGCTTGAACTCTAAAGTGTCGTAGTGTGCGTTTATCTTCGAAAGTATGTTCGAAGAAGTTCTATCACGCATACGACCGCGAATCATAGAAACCGACCTCCCCGGCAATCTTTGGGGAGCATACGACCTCGTCACCCACACCATCTTGTTGCGGCCCAGGCTGGCGCCCATCCAGCGGCGGTCCACGCTCTCTCATGAGACCGCGCACGCCCTCCTGCAACACGAGGGCTGCTCACCACGCCAAGAACGCGCTGCAGAGGAACTCAGCGCCTCCTGGCTAATACACCACGACCAGTTCACCCAAGCATCACTCGTCTACGGCACAGCAACAGCCCTAGCCAACGAACTCGACGTGCTCCCCCGAGACATCCACGCATACATGCGCCTACTAAAGCGCACCCAAAAACAGGAGACATCATGGCGACCGGAAGAGTAAACGACCTCTGGCACCGTAAAGACCGAACCCGAACTACCAGATACGGCAAGGGGAAGCGCTGGCAAGCTGTCTGGACCGACGGCACCGGCAAAGAAACCAAGCGCTCCTTCGACTACAAGGACGCCGCCCAGGCGTGGCTCGATAGCAAGACTACCGACCACACATTGAATCCTCACGGGCTCAAAGCAGACATGCTGTTCAAGGACTTCTGGGCTAAATGGCGCCAACAGCAAACACATCAGCGTCCCAGCTCGCTACGCATGATTGACTCCGCCGGCCGCCAAAGGATCCTGCCATCGTTCAACGAGAAGTACCTGACCGAAATCAAGCGTGAGGACGTTCAGGTAGTCATCAACGCCTGGACTGCGAGTGGGCTCGCCCCATCCACTGCCAGGCTCTACTACACGTACATGCGTCAGGTATTCAAGGAGGCCGTGTTCCAGCGGGTCATTCGGGAATCTCCGTGCGTGAAGATCAGCTTGCCGCAGGTGGAGAGCAAGAACTTTCAGTTCAGCAAAGAAACTCTAGAACAGCTGATTTCGATTGTTCCAGAACCATACGCGACAGCCATGCGTGTTGGAGCTGCGACGGGATTGCGTCCCAGTGAGCTTTTCGGGCTCTCGAAACAGGACATTGATTTCCCGAACAGTGTCATCCGCATGACGCTTCAGGATTCGAGCCGTCGCACCGGTGAACTGGTGCGTGGCCCGCTCAAAACTAAGTCCTCAAGGCGGAGCGTTAGTTTCGGTCCAGTGATGCGGAATATCCTGCTGTCGCTCTGCAATGCTGCAGGGCCAGAAGGCCGGCTCTTCCACACGGCTGGCGTGGTGCAGGTCTGGAAGTACGAGGCAGTGTGGGTGAAAGCCCGCAAGAGCTTGCCGGAGATCGGCCCGGGGTGGCACCAGCTGCGCCACTACCATGCGAGTGTGTTGATCTCCCACGGCTTCTCGCCCGTGGCTGTGGCGGCTCGTCTGGGGCATAAGGACGCCAATGAAACATTGCGTACTTACGCGCATATGTGGGACAGTGACGGGTCCGCGATGGCAGCTGTGGCAGATACAGTTGTGGCGGCCTAA